TCTATCCATAAATTTCCATTTTGAATTTTAAAAATTTGATGACATTTGTATAAAGAATACATTAATTCAATCTTATATAACTTTCTAAATTCCATATGATAATCATGACTTACAAATGCTAATTGATAAATTGTCGCCCATAATTCTATAATAGCTTCATTTAAAATTAATGTAGTTTCATGACTTATTTTAAAATGTTTCCTTAATAATTCTTCATTTTCTTTTTTAAAATCGTCTTGATGAATGTTCAAATCATGATGAATTAATTCATGAAGAACTACTTTTGGAAATTCTTCTTTTCTAAAAATATATATATCATTTTTATTAACATATGTGAAACCACTATTAATATTCTCAGTTGTCATTATCCCATCTTCTTTTAAAATCTTTTTTGCCGGCGATGGTATTAAATGAATTGTTATTTCCTTTTTTTTTAATATAAAAGCACATCTTTTCATAACTTTTTTAATTAAATTGAAATTTAAATTATCATTTGAATTATAATAAATTTTAAAAGTAATGTTTTTATATTTAATGATTTTAAATAAATTTATTTTATTTATATATGAGATTACCTCGGGTATATTAAAATTGCCGGTAAAATGCTTTTTCAATTCTTCTATATTCATTTCTATATAAAATTTAATAAAATTGTTTCAATTCCTTAATAATTTTCTTCAAATAATTATCCTTTTTTAAATTCATCGCCGTTTCTAAATAAAAAATGGAATTATAATAACTAATTTCATCCTTTTTTTCATTAAATTTCTCATATTTCTTAATAAATGTATCAAATATTCTCGTCGTAATCTCATATTTTAATTTAATTAATTTCTTATCTTCACTCCAATTATTATCAACATCTTTATAAAACCATTTTGATTTATCCTCGTCATATTTAAATGAAGTTGATATAAAATCATCTTTATATACAACGGAAGCTATATCATAATGACACCTATAATTCATTTTTATTTAAAATTATAAACAAATATAATTTTTAAGTTAATGTATTATAAAATTCTTAATCTTCCTGAAAATAGTTCTATCGAAGATGTTAAGAAGGCTTATAAGAAAATAGCATTAAACTCACATCCCGATAAATTAAATAATATTAAAGATGAAAATGAGAAAAAGAAGAGAATTAAGGAATTTATGGATGCTACCAATGCCTATAATAAAATCTTAAATAATGAGGTTGATTATAATTATGATGATGATTGGGATTATAATGATTGGATGAAATCTTTTAATGATTTTACTAATAGTGAATTATTTAAAGGAGTTGTGGATGTAATTAAAAAAATGCGAACGAAAATTAAAAAACATTCGATATCCGTTGATATCAAATATCAGGAATTATTTAGTCCTAATAAAAAGAAATTACGACTATTTTTAAGAAAATTAGATGAACCTATTTATATAAATCTCGATTGTTCTAAATATCCATCACATACCATTAATTATTTTGATGATAATGATGATGAACATGAGATAATGATTACGATGGATTTAATTAATGATAAGATGATTAATAATGGATTTTATCATATTGAAAATGATATTTATTTAGATATGGATATAGATTTATGTGAATATTTAAACGGAGGTATCAGGGAAATTGAATATTTTAATAAAGAAATTATTAAAATTGATATACAACCCTTCTCATTTATCCATAGTATTAAAAATAAGGGCATCAAAAGTCAAGGAGATTTAATCATAAAATTTAATATTAAACCAATAGAAAAAGAAAAATGGTGCGGATTATTAGACGCAGATAAAAAAAACATGATTGAAATCCTGTATAAAATTAAAATGATATAAAGAAATGTTTTATTATAATTATCATATTAAAAATGGCTCCTTCGAAGAAAAATTCTACCACCACTGTTCCTCCTGTTGAAGTTGTTCCGCCACCACCAGTTGTTGAAGAACCGAAGAAAAAGGCGGTGAAGGCGGTTGTTATTAAGGAAGAGGTTAAACCGGTTGTTAAGGAGGTTCCTAAGGAAGAAGTTGTAGAAGATAAGGAGATTGTGGAAGATGTTTTCAAGGTTCTTGTGGATAAGATTTCAAGTCTCACGACACTTAATAAGGAAATTCAAGTCGCTCTAAAACAAGTTTCTAAGGATTATGATAAGCTCAAAAAGATTGTAGATAAAATCCAGAAGAAGCGTGAGAATGCTCGTAAGTCTCCTTCTGGATTTGCTAAGCCTAATAAGATTAGTGATGAACTTTGTGATTTCATCGGTGTTCCTTATGGAACTGAGAAATCCCGAACTGATATCACGCGATTTATTAATAGTTATGTAAAGGAACATAATCTTAATAAACCTGATAATAAGCGAATTATTCTTCCTGATGAAAAGCTTAAAAAAATCCTTAATGTGAAGGAAGGTGATGTAGTTACTTTCTTCGTTCTTCAACGACTAATCTCGCATCATTTTCCGCCAAAAAAATAAATTAAACTAATTCTTCACCTTCTATTTCGTCATCAATTTCAATCTTATTAGATTGACGAAATATATTCCTTATTTTTTTCATAAAGTAATTATCTACTTTAATTTCATTATTATTAGGGATTTCAATGAATACATCATTATTAGAATATCCAATAGAAGAATGAATTGTATAAGATTTCATATCTTTATAAAAATAAATAAATTAATCATTTTTTAATTAATATTAAATCTATTGCCTTTTATAAAAACCAATTGATATTCATTCCATAAAGCATTCTTATATTTAATATCCATACAATCATCTAAAAATTTCATATTATATTCGTGAGGTTGTTTTTCTTTAAATCTAAAATCAACCCCTTTATAATAATTAAATAAAGAACCAATATTCCAACCATTATCAATTATTAATCTTGACATTAATATTTCTTTGTTTTCAATAGTTTCATGTATATTTGCTGTTTGATTTGTTAAACTAAAAATCTCATTTTTTATTAAATAAGTTAATGTTAATTTATCCATGGAAAAAACATATGATTGAATATGACTTCTAAATAATGGATCTCTTTCAGTATTAATTGTTATTCCATATAATTTAATTTCATCATTTTCTTTAAGACCATTGATAAATATAGAAGTCCATTTATCCTTATAATAATCAGGTATGAATGGACCAAATGCAGAAGAATTAACAAATATAAAATAATCATATTTTTTATACAAATTATCTCTTAATAATCCTTCACTCCATCCACCAAAATCAAAACCGCTATTAACTCTTCTTATAACCTTTACGTAAGAAGGTAAATCCAAATTTTCATTATATCCATTACATATAACAATAAAATCAATATTATCATCTTTGAAAATACATTTATAGAAAAAATGTAATACTCTATTATTCATCTCATGAAACACATATAAAACCAGTATTTTACTCATTTAATTAAAAATAAATTTAAAAGTTTATATAATTTTATTTAATAATTCATTTAATTTCTCAGGTGAATAGCCCAATTTATAAAAGGAAGCCTTATCATTTAATATTATATTTTTATATAAATCCATTACAATCTTCTTTACATTTTCTCCATATGGTTTATCATTACTCATATAACCCTTAATTTTATCATCCTTATTTAAAAAGGATGGTAAAATTTTCTCGATATCTCCTGTAATCTTATATTTAGTTTTATGAAATTCAGTTGATGTATCTAAATCCCATATTACAAATAAATATCCTTGATTTTTATAATATAAGAAATTACCCCAATGACAATCATTATGGAATTTACCAGTAATTTTATAAAATTCTATTAATGATATCAATACCTGTTTTAAAGCATTTATTACTAATTCTTCATTATTATAATTATCATTAAGAAATTGTTTTAAATCTCCATCTGCGAGTTCATTGAAATATATGATATGAGGATTTTTAAGGAACTTATGAAATATCTTTGGAAATTCTAAATAATCTTCTGTTCCTTCATATATCTTATAATCATATAACATCGGTAAATTATTTGCTTTATTAGCAAGAACAGCATTAGTAACCGTTTTTAATGTTTCTAATTCATTAGTTTTTTTTGGATTATATTTAGTAATCTTTAACGCGATTTTATAACCTTCTATTTCACCTAATAATATTAACCCATATTTACTATCAGTCCCTATCTTCTTTATAATCTTAACATTTCCTATATAAATATCTTTCCCATCTATTCTAAATTCTCCTACATCTTTTATTAATTCCCTTATCTTCTTATAATTCTTAATTCTATTATTTGATGGTGTTTCTATTTGTTTCTTAACATCTTCTTCAACAGGTTCCTTACGAGGTCTTCCTCTTGGTTTCTTAATAACTTCTTCATTATTAGGTTTTTTAACAACTTCTTCAACTGGTTCCTTACGAGGTCTTCCTCTTGGTTTCTTGATATTATCCATTATTATTTGATTACAATTAAAAAATCTTATTCATTTTTCTTTTTAATCTTAATTGTTTTAATCTTAATAAACCATTATCTAATATCTCTATAATCTTATCTTGCGAATTTCGCCATTTATTTAACTTTCTTTTAATCTTTCTAAATTCTTTAACTTCTCCTTCTAATTGTCTTTTCTTTATTGATAACTGATTTAAATTATAAAGAAAAAAAGAAGATAGAATTATGAAAACAAAAATCATTAATTATTAATATCATTAACTATTTTTTATATATATAAAAGAAATATTTATCTATTTTAATTAATAATGGATGATAATTATTTAAATGATGTTTGGTCTCTTTATTTTCATGATCCGTATGATATGAATTGGGAAGCAAACTCATATAAATTTATCACCACTATTAGTAGCATTGAAGATTTCGTAAATGTTTATAAATCTTTTAATGAATTATGGTTGAGAGGTATGTTTTTTATCATGCGAGAACATATAACACCTCGATGGGAAGATGATAATAATAAAAATGGTGGTTGCTTTTCACTTAAAATTAATAAAGAAGATGTTATCGAAAAATTATTTGAATTAACTTCATTAATTATCGGTGAAAGTCTTGGAAAAGATGATTTAATTTCTACTAATAT